ATGGTGACATAGAAGGTGCGGGCGACGGGGACCGAGACGAAGGGCAGCCGCTCGAGGCTGCAAACCTCGACGTCTGTTGCGTGTCCAAGCCCGAATGTGCGCACCCACGGGACGGCGTAGCGCGCGCCAATCGGGGCCACCACGCTGGCGGGACCCTCGGCTTCGGCCACGACCGAGGTGCGAACCTCGCGCCGCCCATCCACGACGGTGAAGTTGAGGATGGTGTTAACGGTCGTGGTGGAGAGCGCAGTCTTATCCGCAGCCAGCGAGTCGATGCCGCAGGCAATTGCGTCGTCGGAGGGATCGGGGGCTGTTTGTGGCCCGCCGAAACACAGCACGAAACGCATAGCGCTCCTCGGCCTCGATGGGCACCGGGGTCAGTGCTGTCACCTGCTGGCTGGCATCGAGCCGGATTACTTTGCCAAAGGTGTTCTGGGTGACGAGCCCGCCGCCGAGATCATAAAGCTGGGGCGTATCGCCAGGGCGATGTTCAAGGGCGGTATAGGTCTGCATGAGCGGGGTCCTTAGCTGAGACGGATTTCCACGAGCGGGATTGAGGTGATGGATCCGAGGCGTTCGATATCGAGGGTGACGTCCATCAGATCGCTGTCGAAGCGGACGGGCACGTCGAACTGGTAGCCTGCAGTGATTGTCACGCCGGGATCCGGAGCCACCTCAAAGGTGACGATCCCGGTGGAGGGGTCGCTCGACCAGCCGTTGAACTGCTCGGCTCCGCTCAGCGCGACGCGGATTGTTCCGGCGACCGGCTTCTCGATGCGCCGCTGATAGACATGTGGCACGGTTCCGTAGGCCTTGGTCAGTGCGAACACCGTGGTCTCGCCATCCCCGGTGCCGATCACCTGATCCATCTCGGAAACACCCAGTGAGGGGGCGCAGGATTTGTAATCGGCCCAGTCTTTGAACCGAAACCCGTAGAGACGTCCCAGCCGGGCCTCGAAGAAGGCGACCACCGCGTGCAGATCATCCACGCGGCGGATCCCGTAGCTGACATCGTAGCAACGCCGCGAGGTCAACCAGGAAGCGTTGCGCTCCTCACGGCCCGATGCCAGCTCAACAATCTGCGTGCGCCGCTGCGGTCCGCCGCGTGCACCGCGGCTGATGTTGTCAGGAAACTGCACTTCGTGAAACGCCATTACATGCCCCCTCCGGCCCATGGAGACCGCGCGCGAGATATCGGCTGCGACCTGCGTGCGCGATTGCCGGAAGCTCTCTGCGTCGCGGGTCTGGATCGATATATTGACGACGGGGGCGCTTTCGCGCGGCCCACCCGCGCCGCTGTAGCTTTGGGCTTCCCGGCGGTTCAGTACGCGCTCGCCGCGCTGCAGGATGGCTGGCACCTCGTCGGATTTGAGGCCAGCCCAGCCGCCGTTGTGCATGCGCGGTGCGTTGGCAAAGGCCATGGCCGGGACCATCCTCGATGGCGCAGGCCCGCTCACGATACCGCCCTGATGGAACACGCCTGCAAACATCCCGCCGAGATTGCCAAGCGCGCCGGAGAGCGCATTGGCGATGGGGCCGAGGATGAACTTGCGCGCTCCGAGCTTGGCAAGGTCCGCGATCATCGATGTGACCAAGCCTTTGAAATCCAGCTTGCCGGTCTTTACGAAGTTGCCGATCGCGTCTTCCGCACTTTGAAACGCGCTCACGAGCACATTGCCGATATCTGCGCCCACATCACGGGCTTTGTCCGCGTACTCGCTGACCGCGTTTACAACCGCCTGCCAGCCAGTGGCTGCTGCCTCGGCACCCTCAGCTGCGTCGGCACCCGCCTGCTTTGCCGCCCCACCTGCGCGCCCGGCCTGATCTTCGGTTTCCTCAAGTTCATCGTTGAACCGGTCCGCTGAGGTCGCGGCACTTTCGAGCGCCGCCGTGCCTTCATCGCCCGCACCAGAAATGGCATCCTTCAGCGCCTGCCAGGCTGTCATGGGGCGCGAAGCCGCGTCTGACAGCATCCCTGCCGCCTCGGAATAGCCTGCTGCCCGACCGCGCGCATCATCTGCCATGCCGCCAAAGAGTTCAGGCACCTGGAAGGGATTGTCCGAGAAGGCGCTGTCGTAAGCTGCCCGCGCACGCTCTCCCAGATTGACGGCTTCCGGGACTGCAGACTTCCATTCCGAGAGATCAGGGGCGGCGATGGCCCATTCGGGACGTCGACCGCCAAGGGTCAGCACTGTGTTAATCGCCTCGGTGATGCCCGCAATGCCGGTCTCCATCACCTCGACCAGACCGTTGATTGCAAGTGCACCAACGCGCTCGAACACATCCGGCAGCGCGCCCCAGATGGCCTGCACCGCCAAAAACGTGCCCTCGAAGGTGTTGACGGTGCTGTTTGCCCAGCCGACCACCGCCGCTGTTGCATCTTGCAGCCCATCGTAAATACCAGCCTGCGCCGTGGCCCATCCGGCTTCCACGCGCGCCCAAGCTGCATCCGCGCTGAGCGATACCCGGTCCCAGACCTCGACCGCCACATCTTTGAGCAGATCCAGCGCGTTGCCAAAACCACCTGCACCGGAGACGAGGCGCGTGAACTGATAGACCAGCTCGCCTGCGCCAACGATCAGCGCGCCGATGCCGGTGCGGATCAGCGCCGCGCGCAAGAAAACCAGACCTGTCACCAGCCCACTGACCGAGAAGGTCGCGGCCACAAGTCCCGCCACCCACCGGCCCGCCATTACGCCTGCGAAGGTCACCGCAAATGTGGTCAGGCGTCCAATGTTCTCAAAGAGGCCCTGAATGGCACTTCCAAGTGGCCCGGTCGTGCGCGCCATGGCCGCCAGCGCATCTGCCACTGCTTCAAGCGCGGGTGCGGCAGCGACCGCCAGCTGGTTCGACACACCGCGCCAGATCAGACCGAGGCGGGAGATCGCATCATTGGTGCGCTCGATTTGGTCGGCGTCCTGCTCAGAGACGACGATGCCGAAATCATTCACATCAGCGGTGGCCTGGCGCAGCGTTGCGGTATCAATGCGCGTGAACACGAGGGCTGCGCGATCGCCAAAGAGCTGCGAAGCGACAGCAGCACGCTCGGCCTCCGGCACGAACTCCGCCAGCCGGTCCTGGATCAAAGCGATGCGCTGATCGAGCGGCAGGCTTTGCAGCGCGCTGACAGACAGACCAAGGCGGTCAAGTGCATCAACGGCAGGCCCAGCACCTGCGGCTGCCTGGCTCAGACGCCGTGTCAGCTGCACCGTGGCCTGCTCGACATTGCCCATGGAGACGCCCGAGAGGTCAGCGGCACGCTCCAGCACCTGCAGGCTTTCGACGGTTGTATCCAGCGATTGCGCCAGTTTGGCAGTTTGGTCAATGGTTTGCAGTCCGGAGCGGATCATCGCAGCACCGGCTGCCACAACAGCGACAGTGGCGGCCGCCGCTGCAATCTTGGCCCGGCGCGTGAAGGCAGCAAGCCGCGCGTTTGCCACATCGACCTCACGCGACAGCCGCCCGAGCCCACGCGCACCGGCGTCGCCAATGCCGGTCAGCTCCGCCTTTACCTGTCGTCCGCCCACGGCGGCGAGGCGCACGAACACGCGCTTTTCACTCATGCTGATCTCCGATCCGTTCGTTGACTCGTTTCACCATCACCGCCTCGATTTCCGGCAGCATCTCCATCGCCGCGAGGCCGTTCACGCCCAGCGCCTGCGCCATTGCCAGCGCAGCTCCCATGTCCCAGCCAAGGATGGTCTGCTGCGAGGCGCGCAGCTGGCCACCCAGCCGTCCGACCAGATCCCAGACCTGTGCGCCCTCGAAGGTCTGGGGTCGGTTCATTTTTTGCGGGCACTCCGGGCACGGGACTTTGCAGGCCCCGCGGGCTTCGTAAGCCTCGAGGGCTTCGCAAGCCTCGCAGTATCGATCGCCCCCGCTGAAGTGCCAGTCAGCAAGGGCGCGGAGACGTTTTTTTTCCTGATCCAACACCAGTGCCTTGGCGACGTAGCCCGCCTGGAAGGCCTCGAAGATTGGATAGATGTCGAGCAAGGCGTCGACACCTTCGGAGGTGAGGTCCAGAACGTTGCCGTCCATGTCGCCCACGCCCTCCCATTCCACCACGGCGCGCCGCCCCA